TATATTTAACTTTTAATCATGGAGTAGTAGAAGAAATGTATAAGTACACAAAATATTATGGTGGTTTTGTGGTAAACAATAGTCTAGATATTGTAGGGTTACCAAATGGGTTTTTAAGTAGATATGATGAATATTATGAAAACTTAAAATTAGAAATTTCTGGTGGTACATCGGATTTTCAGACACTCTTACCTAATAGTGCAAGTATTCACGATAAAGAATATATTAAAAAAACTTTATTAGATGAATTAGAAATACAATGGTCTAAAACTAGAATAGAAAGTACTAAAACTATTTTTACTTTACGTCAATATTTGGTTGAATTGGGTAGAGCTACAGATAGATTAAATCTGGTAGATAATGAATACGATGGTTTTATGAGTGGTAGAAGTCAGGGTATATTAATTAGTTTAAATTTAACTTCAGATACACAAACTAATAGTTTAACTGCTCTTACTGCTGATGTTAAAAGTAGATTTAGTGTTATAGAAAATTTTGTAAATACTTGGAAAGATGTGGTAAATTACGACTACCCAAATAGACTTATCTCCCCTAATCAATATTTATTTTTCTCTAATTTAGTTTATGATAAAAAAGTTATGACTAAAATAGATGACTTAACTTATAAAAACGACGCTAAAAAATTAATCCTTTATAAATCAGATAGTTTGTTTAAAAAATTAACCAGAGCTAAAACTAGTAATGAAGATGGTATTAGTAGTACTATAGTACACGACTACAGTAGAAAACTATTAGATAGGGCTTCTCAATATTTTAATTATGAAATAAAAAAGTATAAAAATTATTTTGATAAAAGCCCCATTCAACTACAACTAAAAAATATTAAAAAATTTAATGCTGCACAAAGAAAATATGAAGTAAAATTCAACCAACACGATGGTGAAATACCATATGTTTCGGAATTTTTTAAAGATAGAGCACTTGGAACTGTATATAATAGTTACAATAAAAAAATAATTTCTAATATTACAATAACTTAATATGATATATTATAACAGATATAAAGAATTTTTGATTAACGGTGAGTTAAAAAACGTACCAGGTATACAATTACCACCTAAAAGTACAGATAGGTTTGTTACGTATAAAGTAGGTAAAAGTAGAACTGATAAAATTTCACAACAATTCTATAACACTCCATATTTTGGATGGTTAATTTTACAGGCTAATCCAGGTTATGGAGAAAATGAATGGTCTATTCCTGATGGTAGTATATTAAGAGTACCTTTTCCTTTAAGGTCCTCATTAGAAAGTTATAAAACTGAATTAGATAAACATTTTTTATATTATGGCAAAGGGTGATATTTTTGTTAATCCTGTGGCTAATAATCTTGTCCTAGTAGACCCAAACTCTATAGAAGATGATAATGGGAATCAACAAGAAAGATTGGTAGACCATGAGAATCTTATTATATACGCTAATTTAAAAGCAAGGTTAGTACCTAGAAGTAAATTAGTTGTAGGTGGGTCAGCAGAAGTAGTCGTAGATTTATTTGATGGAGCTATAGACTTTTTAAATCCACAAAACAAAACACATTTTGATACGGATTGGACAGACGTATTTACAGATTCAAGTATCAACAAACAAACCCAAGTTCCTACGGAAAATTTTCAACAAACTGGTGAATTTACTAAAAAAATAGAAAACTCCTTAGATTTTCAGGGGTTTGGAATGAATAGTATTTCTATAAAATTTGGTGCAGATTTTACACCTGTAGTTAGTATAAATTTTACAGATATTAGGGGTGAAACTTTATTTTCACAAGGTGACGTAAACACACCTTACACAGCCTTCTTTCATTTACCATACCCCCAATTCGAGTTAACACTTAAAGGTTATTATGGTAAAGCGGTACAATATAGATTAGCTCTTTTAAAATTTAACGCAAGATTTGAACCGTCTACCGGTGATTATTTAGTCCAGTGTGACTTTATTGGTAATCACATAGCAATTTTAAGGGATATTACTATGCAAGAATGTATGGTCGCTCCGTATATGTACCCTATAGTAGATGTGGAAGGTAATAAATTAACTGTAGAACAACAACAACAAATATTTAAAGATGCTGCAGAAGGAGATACAAGTTATCTAGAAAGTGTAAATACTAATAGTGGGATTGGTAGGCAGGTAATGGATAGTATATATAAAAGATATAAAGATAGGCTACTGATTCCTAAAAATATGCCTCACTTAACTATCTGGGAACTCATAGAAAAAATTAAAAATTTTGAAAAAGAGTTATCAGAAAACTTCTCCAAAGTAGACCTAAGATTTTTAGATGACAAGAAAAAATATAGTGATACATTAAACCTATTCTACCAATCTATATTTGGAGCTAAAGGTTGGAAAAATACATATTTAGATGATTCATTACAAAAAACTTGGCCGGTTGAAGGTACCGGAACTGGTGATACTAAAGTAGCTTTAGCAAGGAGAATAAATGTAGATAGTGAGGAATACATTACTATTTCTGAAGAAAGATTAAAAAAACGTTTTGAAGGGTTTGTAAAAAGTTTAGAAGATAATTTTACTTTTGGTTCTGGTGGGGTAGCAAGTATAGATGTACACGAAAGATTTAGAGTAGAAGACCAAAGGGCAGACCAATATACTGATGAAATTTCACAGGGAGGGTGGTATGTCTTAGACACACAACCTAAAACATTTTTATTTGAATGGAAAAAATTACAAAAAGAATTTGAAGATAAATTTAACACACTACAAGAAGAAGCAACAGCAAAGTTAAATACAATTTTTATACAAACTTTAGGGTTTAAACCTACAATAAGAAATTTAATGAGTGTAATAATAGCAGGTGCAGATACCTATCTATTATTATTAGATAAAGTTCATAGAGAAGCTTATGAAAAAAGAAAAGAACCTAAAAGACTAGAAGCTGTAAGTGGTACTATAGATATTAAACCTGGTGAAACTGACGTATACCCATGGCCAGAATATTATTTAGAAAAAGAAGTAGATGGTCAAACCCAATACGAGTTATCCTACCTAGGTTCAACCTCAAACCTTTCTACTACTAACGCACAAGATGTCGTCTTATGGCCTGAAGTATATTTTGTGGAAGAATATGCTAGAACTATAAATTTTAGAGTAACCGATTTAGACACCGCTTATACCAACGAAAGTGAAGTTTTAAATTATATACCATTATCAGTAAGAGAATTTCCATTTACAAATGTCCCATATGGTAATGAAATTAGTACAGCAAATGTAAATTTATGGGAATTAATAGATAGAGCTAATGATTTATCATACAATCTTTCATATTCTTATTTAAATACCCTATCACCACAATCACGTATTAATGACGCGACATTAGAATTAGCAAAATATGAGGCTAAAAACTTTTCTATGGCATTAGCTTTAGATAGTGAATTACAACAATTTTTTAATGAAGGTTCTGGTAAAACTTATACAGATATATTGGAAAAATTAAAAATTGATACCGAAAGCAAATGGGTAAACTTTCAGTTAGGTGGAATTAATACAAGTACTATAAATAATAGACCTATAGTTGGTAATAATATAATAGGTACTAATTTTGGTGTTTTTCCTGAGAATTTACTTTTTGTTTCTACCGCAAAAGATGAAACATTTGCTAAAGTTTTAAATATCCCAATATCTGATAAATTAGATGGTGTATTTTCACACCTACCATTTAACTTTACGACCAACCAAACGTGGTTACAAGAAAATATGGCTAACGGTGATGCACTAACTAACATAGGTTTACATGATATTAGTAAACTAACAATCAACATGGACTCCAAATGTTATTCAACATCTAATCCTAAATATTTTTTTAGTAATTTAAACTGGGATAGAAATGCACAATCAGTTATTTCATTAAAAGAAGAAAATGAGACACTACAAGGAATACTACCTAATGTAAACCCAGACAATACTGAACAATGGTCTATAAATGTATACCAACCAAAAATAGAAGATATACTAAGACAACAATTATTAGATGGTATTGATGTAGAGGAAGAAACGGTTGTTTCTATGATGAACACACCTTATTTCGCCAACTCACTAATTGTAGCCGGTGACACAGATAATTACGAATTACCTTTATATCTATTTTTAAATTCACTCCCACTAACGTCACCATTAGAAAAAATAATAGAAAGTTTTGATAATAAAAATCAATATGGGGGGTATACTTGTTCCTTAATTAAAGAATTAGCTTCACACCATACTCTACCTTTAGCTTTAGTATTAAAAATAGGTTCTATCTGGTGGAGACATAGTACGAGAATAGATACTGGTACAGACCCTTTAACGGATATTTGGGGAAATGTTGGTAACATACCTTCACAAGGGGGTACAGGACCAGAATATATCTATACTGACGATGTTAATGGTTTAGCCTACCAATATCAAAACTACCCGGTAGGAACAAGTAATTTTATTGTAGCTAATTCACCAAACTTAAGAGTAGAAGTAGGTGTCTACCCAAGAATGGTTCAGGCTGTACATAAAATAGTTACTGGTAAAGAAATACTAACCACTCCAGGTAACATTACAAATCAAAACCTTTTAAATAATTTTATAGTTTCTCCTACTTTTACACCAGAAACTAATTTAACTTTTACAGGTAATAATATTGATGTTAAATTTTGGTCTAGTTGGATGGATTCTGCAAATGTAGGAGCCTTAGGACTAGAAAGTACAAATCAAGAAACACCAACAGATTATTATATACTTTATCCGTCTACCGGAGGTTTAATACAATCGGACATCCAAAGTCAAACCACTACCTTTATTGGTAATAATAACTTACATAATGGGAATGTTAGGTCTTTATGGGCAGGAGCTGGTTATGGATATTTTGAAACTAATAATAGTATACCACCTCCATTACATTATCATAAAAAAATAAATAAAAGTAAGGATGAACAAGATGCGTGGCAATTATTAGAAAACGCTCAAGACTATACTAGTGCTGAAGGACTAATGAGTGTATTCCCAACACAAGTACTTAACGCGTTTATGGAAATATTTAAAAACTTTGCCTCTTCCACTAATCCAGATACAAATGTTATAAATGGGCAATACAAATCTTTTAAACAACTTTTACAAAAATTATTTTATGTTAATAAAACTGATGTATCTACAGCACCGGACGAACCACTAACTAAAAAATTAGCAAAAGCTCAGTATGAAAACTTTATAAACTATGTTTCTACTTTTTTAAATCAAAATGTATTATACAAACAAGGTTCAGCAAGTGGATTAGACATTGTGTCTAATTATGAAGGAGGTGAGATATCAACCTTACAACTAATGAAATCTTTAATTTTAGGTGACACAAAAGGTGAAGAAATTACTCTAGAAGGTGTAACCTTTAAAAATGATAATAGACCAGGGCCCTACACAGACAATTTACCACCAGATGTGGCCATAGGAGTTTTTACAGGAACCATCCTATATCAATTTTTTCAACAATGGATTGGTAGTGTAGATTTAGATAGTTTAGGTTCTACAAATAGTTTTGTTTATGAATTTTTTAAATCACAAAATATAGAAGCTAACCCCGCAACTGTAGAGGGGTTTGCACCACTTATTAAACATTATAGACTTTATAGGTTAAATGGTGGGACACCTGGTGGTTTTAAAGAACATATTAAAAATATTATAGAAAAATTTGAAAATAATAATGTGACTGAGTTTATTAATCAAGTTGTAAGAGAACTTAAAAAAGTAGACGCTGCAGATGTTATTTTAGAAAACACTAGAGATGATGTTAGACCCGATATTGTAGCGGATAACCTTAAACTAGAACTTTATCAGGTTTTTAAAACAATGAACGATAAATGGATTTCAGGAGACTCAGATACGTTACCCCCTGCAAAAACACTATTTGAACAATTTTTATTTTTAGATAGGACAAATGCGGATATAGGTGATGAAGCCATAATAGATATATTTCTTTTCCAACAACTAGATAATCCATTTAACAATGATGCGGAAGTTGGGTCTAGCCAAAGTTTAGCTGATTTTATAAGTTATATTTTAAGTAAAAACTTTTTTAATTTTTTACCCCTACCTTCTTATGTTAATTTTTATGGTGTAGGTAAAGATGGTGGTGGAGCCACCAATCAAGGTAATACTATGTTTGGTACCTTTTTAGAGGTAGACTACCAAGACTCCGCACCGACCTTTCTATGTCAATATATTGGTCCACCATCAACCAAATTAAATATAAAAACAGAAACTAACAGATTCCCTAATGATTCGTTTAATATGGGTGGTGTAGCAAATAACCCTTTAGCTACTAGACCATTACCCCAGGCAGGAACTGAACATAAAAGTAATAATGTCATGGCTTTTGCGGTAGATTTTGGCGTACCAAACCAAAACATATTTGAATCTGTAAGTTTGGACCAAGCAGAATATAAAGATACTAGTGAGGGGTTCAGAGTGATTGAAGACTTGGGTAAACAAGCTTCAGGTAGAGAAATATCTACTAACGCAATAAACTTATTTAATTTATATAAAACTCGTTCTTATAAATGTAATGTAACCTGTATGGGTAATATGCTTATCCAACCAACTGTTTATTTTCAATTAAGATACCTACCTATGTTTAACGGTCCTTATCTTATAACAAATGTAGAACACAGTGTAACCCCTAACGATATAAAAACTAGTTTTTCTGGAATTAGAATACCGATACCAAGTCTACCAAAAGTTACAGATTTGGTTATGAAAATACAAGAAAATCTATTATCAAAAATATCAGAAGAAATTGAAATAGAGCCGGTAGAACAAGTTAGGTTAGACCCATTTGATTTAACCGAAGAACAAAAAGCTTTGGTAGAAGGAGAAAACGGATATTATAATAATGATGTCACTCTCAGTGATATACCATTTGATTTCCAACCACCTACTGATATGGATATGGTAGACACTCCTAGTCCTACTGACGCTAATTCACAAGAAGGCACTACAAATCGTATACACCAAGGACTAGACCTAACACCTAAAACAGAGTTCCAAAATGAACCAATATCAATACTTGCATCCTTTACAGGTATAGT